AGGACCGATTGTAGACAAAGCTATGTCTATGGGTTTCAAGAAAGAAGAAGTGTACGATTGGATGAAAGAGTTTGCAGATGCATATGCTGCAACTAGCCCACGTACAGAAACCGCACAGAATATCCGTAACGCTACGCTCGTAATGACCAAGCGACATCTGGGCATCGAGTTAGATGAGATCATTGGTAAAGGCAGTGGCGGAATAAACGAAAAAGGCTATCCCATGATGATTGGAGATAGCGGCATACATAGACAGCTTACAGAAGCTACACAAAACGGCGGAATTAATCCTAATACTAATCCGAAGCCAGCTACGTTTGCTGAGAACGTATATGGTAACTTAGATGGTGTTACTGTAGATACTCACGCTATTCGTGGTGCGTTAGATGCTATGAATGAGATCAATCCGGGCAGTATTCCGATTGACTACATAAAACCTAAGTTCCGTGATCAATACAAAGCAGACCCATTATCATTAAACCCGGCCAACATGATCGATGATAGCATGGGTTCTCAGATGATTGATGGTACAAAGATGCAGACTGAGTATGCAGTATTCTCAGACATCTACCGCCTAACTGCTGAGAAGCTAGGTGTATCTCCTGCTGAAGCACAATCTATGGGTTGGTTTGGATCTGGAGACAGTACAGGACTAGCCTCAGAGCTGAAGTCTGTAGCCCGTCTACTAGATGAGCGCATTGACGTAACTGCACAGGCTATGAATGAAAGCAAGGAGAGCGTGTTTAAAAAGCTCTTAAACAAGGAAATACCAGTTCTGTCCTTATTTGGTGCAGCCACAGGCGCTGGGCTTATGAGTGACGGAGAAGATCAACCACAACTTGCTCGTGGTGGGTTCCTAGATAATTCCGAGAGCGAGAAGGGCATTATGTCCATAGAAGGCCAATCTATGGCTGACGAAAAGTTCCGTCTGGATAGGGCTAAAGCAGATTTAAACAACGATGGTAAACTTAGCAGTTACGAAAAAGCGAGGGGCGAGGCCGTGCAAAAAGCAATTAAAGATGACGAACCTATGAAAGCATATCACGGTGGAATGCCTTGCGGCTGTGAAGGCGACTGTGATGGATCATGTGGCGGCGAAGGTATGATGTCTGAGTCCTACGAGGAAGGTATGATGCCCGGGTCATATTATGACACCGAAGAGGAGACAGGAAATCCTGTTCCAGTAGGTTCACTACCTGAAGAAGTATCAGATGATATCTCAGCCTTCCTGTCTGAAGGTGAATATGTGTTACCTGCAGATGTAGTGCGCTGGCATGGACTAAAGCACATTCAGGATATGATGGTTGAAGCTAAAGCTGGCCTAATGTCTATGGATATGATGGGGCAGTTACACGACACCGAAGGCACTGGTGAAGAGTACGAGGAAGAGGAAGAACAGGGGGAAGAAGAATATGAGACACCGGAAGGCAATGACGTAGAAGTTGCTACGGTGGATACGGAAGAAGAAGTCTTAGACGAAGACGAAGATGAGGAAGCTACAACGGTTAGCTACGCATTTAAGTCTACGCCGAAAGTTGCCTTCATCCGATAACCCTTTGCGTGGGAAGGGCTACCCGCAAACCCCGAGCTAGACTCGGCTACTTTCGGCCCCCAGAAGGAACCCAGAAATGGCTAAATATCAAGGTGCGTACCGAGAAGAACTCGGCGCAGAAGAAAAACCGTATTCAGAAGAGATGGCAGAACAACAGCCTTCTCCTCAATCTGTATCAGGCGACGATGAAAGCTGGCAGAAACGATATGGAGATCTACGGCGGCATACTCAAATGCAGATGTCCGAAAAAGATCGTGAAGTTCAGCAGATGAAGCAACAGCTTGCTGCAGCAACTAAGCAACAGATCCGATTCCCAACTTCACAGAAAGAAGTAGCGGAGTGGGTACGAAAGTATCCCGATGTGGCAAACATCATCGATACAATCGCACAGAAGCGTTCATTAGAGGCTCTGGCGATGGGTGAAAAGAAGATGGAAAACTTGAAAAAGTTGGAAAGCGAAATCACCCGAGGTAAAGCAGAAACACTATTGCGTCAGGCACATCCTGACTTCGATAAGATTCGAGCTAACCCAGCATTCCATAAGTGGGCTAAAGTACAGCCTAAGTATATTCAGGATGCATTATATAAGAATGTTAATGACCCTCATGCAGCAGCTCGTGCTATTGATCTATTCAAAGCAGATCTCGGCAAGAAGGGTGTTAATAAGAGTGCAGCAGCATCAGTAGGACGTTCCTCGTCTGCAGCACCTAACAGCGGAACTCGGGCAAGATTTAAAGAAAGCCAAGTTGATGCAATGTCATCAGCAGAGTTCGAGAAGAATGAAGACGCTATTCTTGAATCAATCAAGCGTGGCGAGTTCGAGTACGATATGTCTGGTGCCGCACGTTAACCACCTAAGTGTTGCAAAAAGCACTTAATGATGGTATAACAGAAGCATCAAACAAAACACAAACTGACCCTTCCTAGAAGCTACTTAGTTTGTTTGATCCCCCCCAGAAGAATATAGACGATTAGTCCACCAGTTAGGTGAGGCCCGTATATACGGCAGTGTATACGCACCCTCGGCACCTTACTGCCGCTTAATAGCTCTCTTCTGATCTGACCAGCCCTTATGGGCCGCCATTTCACAAGGAGAAATACAATGGCATTCGCAAAAGCAAGTGGGTATACCAACCTACCAAACGGAAACTTCTCACCTGTAATTTACAGTCAAAAAGTGATGAAGGAATTCCGCAAAACTTCCGTCTGTGAAGACATCACTAATACTGATTACACAGGTGAGATCAGCCAATTTGGCGACAGTGTGAGAATTATTAAGGAGCCTGAAATCACGGTCTCAACATATGAGCGTGGTACAACTCTGGCTACTCAAGATCTCGCAGACGCTGACTTCACAATGGTTGTCGATCAAGCGAACTACTTCCAGTTTGCAATCGATGATATCGAAGCGGCACACAGCCACGTTAACTTCATGGATCTGGCAACAGACCGTGCAGCTTATCGTCTAGCTGATACATTTGACTCAGAAGTATTGGGTTACTTGTCAGGCTGGAAAGGTGGCGCAGGATCATGGGCACGGCGTTCAGCTTCCGGTGATACTAACGGCACTAAAGCCAACTCAGGCGCAGGTAATGATGAATTGCTTGCAGCAAACTCACTGAATATTACAGAATTCGGTGGATCTGATCTTGGTGTAGACGGTGAAGTTACATCAATTCCAATGGCAGCAGGGGGTGGCGCTGGCGCTATCACTTCACCTTTGGCGTTGTTGAACCGTATCGCACGTAAGATGGATCAAGCAAACGTAGACCAAGATGGTCGCTGGGTTGTAGTAGATCCTGTGTTTGTAGAAATGTTGATGGACGAAGATTCCAAATTCATTAACGCTGACTTCGGTGGCGGAGATGAGTTGCGGAATGGTCGCATGGGCAGCGGTGTACTCCGTGGTCTGCGTGTCTACAAATCCAACAACTTGCCTTACTTGGGTACTGGCCCGGACACAACAGCAGCCGCTGGTTCTGAAACGAACTTCGGTGTGATTGTTGCTGGACATGACTCATCTATCGCATCTGCACAGCAGTTGGCAAAAACGGAAACATTCCGTTCACCAAATACATTTAGTGATCAGGTCCGGGGCATGCAGCTCTATGGCCGCAAGATCTTGCGTCCTGAAGCTATCATGACCGCAGTATACAACACTGCATAACTACATATTGTGGGGGGCTTAACGGTCCCCCATAAACTTTGATTAGGATGCCCTATGCCTACTACATTTATAAATCTGACGAATACCTTACTCCGCAGACTCAATGAAGTTGAGCTGGCGGAAGCAGACTTTGTAGGTGCCCGTGGAGTACAGGCATTGGCCAAGGATGCTATCAGAGCATCTATTGCCAAAATCAACTCAGCAGAATTTGAGTGGCCATTTAACGCTGCTGAAAACACACAAGTGCTTATTCCGGGCGTTGAGGAATATAGCTGGCCAGACTTCTTTAAAAGCGCAGAGTGGAACTCCTTCCAGATCCAAAAGGATGCCGCTGTAGGAACTAACACTAAAGCATTACAGTTTATCGAGCGTGATCATTACTACAGAAGTTTTAGATCCGCAGACCAAGATGCAGGGTCAGGTGGTTTATCTATTCCAGACTATGTATTCCCAAGTCATGGCAACGGGTATGGCGTAACGCCTTCTCCCGACAAAGCCTACACAATCAAATTCAGATATTTCATCACTCATTCAAATCTACAGGCAACTACGGATGAAACCCGAGTACCTACGATTTATGATCACGTTGTCATAGATGGTGGCATGTACCATATGTATATGTTCCGTGATAACACCGAAGCAGCTAATGTTGCTATGTCTCAATATATGCTCGGCATTAAAGAGATGCAGACCGTCTTGATAAACAAGTACCAAAATGTGCTTGATACGAGGGTCAACTTTTAATGCCAGATAATATTCAATCATACAAAGTATTATCAGTGGGTGGCTTAAACGCTACCCAAAACCATTTACAGCTTAGTGAAGAGTCACCGGGTGTTGCTACACGTCTGGTAAACTACGAGCCAAGTTTGTTTGGTGGTTACCGTAGAATTGATGGATTTACTAACTATGGTCAGAACGTAGAAGTAGGTGGTGATGATGCCGAAGGTCCAATATTAGGACTAGAGATATTCTTTAACGAGAACACTTCTGCATCAGAGGTGATCGCTGCACGTAAGGATCGTGTATATAAGTTCACTGTCACCTCTGCAGCACAAAGTAATTACACTGGAGCGGATGATAACAGCCGTACTCTGACTATAACAAACCCAACTAATGTTGTGGTCCGAGTAAACGGTAATGTTCAACTATCATCTGCTTACAATATTGTAGGCAACACAGTATCATTTTCTACTGCCCCAGTTCAGGATGATGTGGTTACAATAGATAATCAACAATATTCATTCTACCGGGGAACTACGGCAGGTTCATGGTCCAAGTATACAACTGGGCTTATTCACAATACCGCCACACCTACAGCAGACCGAGAGATCAAAAGAATCCGGGCAGCTAAGTATAACTTCGGTGGTGGTGGTAAAATTTGCCTAGTAGATGGAATTAACAACGCTGTAGTATTCAACGGAATTACATGGACATATTTAAGTCCTACCAACACAGGCGCATCAGGATCTCCGGGTGGCTCTAATGTCCCAGCAAGACCTGAATTGGTAAATGCCTTTGAGGGTTATTTGTTTCTAGGTGGAGATCAAGTTAGCCAAGACGCCGTAGCTTTCTCTGATACACGAAACGATTTAAACTTTGACCCTGCCACAAACTCAAGCATACTTCGTGTAGGCTTTGATGTAGTACAACTTGCCCCTTTCCGAAAAGACTTATTTATCTTTGGCCGAAACCAAATCAAAAAGGCCGTAGAAGAATCTGACCTTATTTTTATACTGGAACCTGTCACGGCTAACATGGGATGTGTTGCCCGGGACTCCGTTGTTGAAATTGGAGGTGATCTTGCATTTCTAGCGCCTGATGGTGTTCGTCCTGTGGCTGGAACTTCCCGTGTGGGTGATGTGGAGATCGAAACAATCTCCAAAGCGGTACAAACGCTTCTATCAACACTTGGTGATAACTACGACTTGGACGATCTAGTAGGCGTTGTTGTCCGTACTAAATCACAATTAAGGTATTTAGTGAGCGGAGATGAATCCACTGTTCCTGAAGCATTCGGGATTATCGGTGGACTTAGAACAGCGGACCAGCAATTAGGCTGGGAGTTTGGTGAAATGCTCGGCATGAGAGCAAACTGTGCTACCTCTGACTTTATAAACGGGTCTGAGGTAGTCCTTCACGGCGATTACAATGGTAAAGTGTACCAGCAAGAACGTGGTACTAACTTCGATGGATCAGACATTGTAGCCGTGTATTCAACA